TTAGACAATTGGATAGTTAGCGGTTAGGACTTCTATCTTTCGCTGGTTCTTCTCGCCAGCCTTTGCATTGACACTAATTCGCATATCAAATTGCTTAGTCCACCACTTATGCTTTTTTGTGTATTCTGTCAAAATCTCGCTTGGATAAGACGAGAGCAGGAACTTACCTTTGATTTTTGATAACGTCTCCAAAAGCTCTATATAATCAGCCAAAGAATATCCATCATAGTGTCCCATATTAGCATTGTAATAAGGTGGATCACAATAAAAGAACGCATGTTCTATATCCCTACTTCTGATTATATAACAGGCGTCTGCGCATTCGATTGATACATTCTGTAGTCTTATCGCTAAATCTTCTGTAAAATTCCCTTTAGCATTATTTGTCTTTTTGGGCGTTCTGCCTTTTGTTTTATCAAAACCCCACGAATTGTCGAGTTGGGCACCAAAGGACTGTGAGCTCAAAACCCAAAGCGCCCACGCTCGCTTAATGTCTGAGAACATATCGCTGTTATTGTAAATTGTGCTAGCCTTACGATACAAGTCTCTGCTGTTGAGCGTGATTTTGATTTCTTTCTCCAACTCCACAAAATTATTTTTAACCACTTTATAAAAGTTGATTAGCTCTCTGTTGGTATCATTCAGTACTTCCACGCTAACTGGCTGTTTTGCCCAAAATATAGCGGCGCCGCCAGCGAATGGCTCTGCATAGAGCGAATGCTCTGGGATTAGTGGCAAAATATGATTTACCATCTTTCGCTTACCTCCGTAGTAAGTTATCGGGGTTTTTAAATTTAATTTTTCCATTTTTATTTATTTTTGTACATTTGTGTTCTCTCTAAAAAACAGGTGCCATACCACCTAAAAAGCATTTATATGCCTCGTTCTTGGTGGTATGGCACCTTTATCATGTAGAGATTGTAGAGAGGTCTCTACATGAAGAATGGGGTTTATTTTATGACAAATTCTACCGAATCTAAATACAATTGAATTGGTGGTGTTTGCATAGACGCAGATCTAAAAATCTCAACCTTACCATTTGTATTAATTTTGATACAGCTAGTGTTCGCAAAAGCACTGGGGACGGCAAAGTATTGCGCACTAACAGGTCTGTAACCTCCTGGTAGACAAAAGATAAAAAAATCATCGCTTTCTGGATTCCAATTTACAGGAGTAACACTACCTCTCAATCTTACTTTATCATCTGCTATTTTTTTAAAATAAAGACCGTCATCACCAGCTGCGTAACCGCTATAAAATGGCACGATCGAACCTCCCACAGGTCTCCAGTAATCACCTTCTCCGTCAATAGAATATGATAGCGCATCACCAACGGTTGCGAACACTTTATACCACCCAGCAGCAACTGTTGTTATAGCTGCCGTATAAGCTGTATATACATTCTCGTAGGTTTTCACACCATCGCTAAAATCATGATTGACAGCTGATATCTGTGCTGCTATCTTAAGATTACCAAAGCCTTCCTGCTCGTACACAAAATTAGTTTTACATATCTTACCATGCGGCAACCCCTCCCTTACATACACTAGGCTAACAGTTATAAAATCCATGTAATTTCTACTTTTTATAAAAATAATCGTTTTGGTAGGAAGGTTCAGTCCATCAAAAAAATCTAATAAGGTTTGATTATTAAAATTCAATATGTCAAGCGTTTCGCTAACTATCGGATAGCCGCCATCTCTGTTTACATTGTTAAGTTTATCCATTGTTGTTTGTTTTTATTACGTATTGTTTGCCACATAACTTATATGTGTTTATTAATTTCTCTATTTGATTTATTTGCTCATCACTCAAGCTTACATTGGATACATCAATAACAAATGGATTTACAATGTAATCGCTTACATGATGCAATATTACAAATGGAACTATTATTCCTCTATTTTCATTATTTCTGTAAACTATCAAAGGAATTCTCTTAGTGCCGTCATAAACTTTTATTCGTCGCAAATCATTATCAAAATAATCATTCAAAAGTCTTTGTATTTGCGGGATTTGACAATTATAGCTTAACGCACGCCTTGTGTTTACTGAAAAAATGCGCCAATCATTAATTGTGTTGAATAATATATTTGCTAATGCTTTTATAAATCGCATTATACTACCGCCTTTAATTACTGGCGGAGTAATCTCATCTATCTTTGTATTTATATTATACTCTTCCATTTGGTATGTAATCTATATCTAAAAATGCCAGCTCCATGTAACCACTATAAGGCGTATATCGAACATCTATATCTTCTATAGGATAACTGCCATGCTGCTGCTTTGCCTCTGCAATTTCTACTATTTCTATTCCTTCAACTTTTTGAACAACATCTACTAGCTTCATTCCAACAAATTCTCCATTAAATTCTATGCTTTTCAAAAAATCAGTTACGGCTATTCTTGCTGGTTCTATATCTGTGCCTAGCAACTTTCCATCAATATTTAAAATCAAGGGGTTGTAATAAACAATTAATTTCAAGTAGAGTTTGTCCGGGAGAGAGTTTATCACATCTACTACAACTCCACCAGGCTTCACTCTGTTAATATACGCTCTAAAGGCACCAAATTCCTCTTCAGACAAAGGCGATAATTGCTCATTACCACCTTTGGCGATTTTTAACAGAACGCTTGATAAACCATCTTCTGCGTGAGCATATTTTATTATCTGCTTACTCTCATCTATCACAGCATAAGTGTCTGTTTCTGCAAAACTCGAATCTTCTGAATAATCATTGCTAACATCTTCGCCAAACTGGAACTTGAGAGCCATTTTTTTATACCAAGAAACATGTCCATATCGCTCCCGTTCTACTATTTGCGTAATCTCCTCTTTGTCCCTTTTTATAATGCTTTTCACGATTACCGCAACAGAAGCGATTATGTATATAAAAATAGTTTCTACACTAATTTTTGAGAAATTTTGATTGTAAAACGTCAACTTATCCTCATCACTCTGTATGTTGGCTTCTTGCCATTTTGTCTCCAAATCATACAGCGACCTCATATCTTCGTTGCTGACAAATGCTATTTTTATCAAATCCGCTTCTTCGTTTATTGCTTTCATTTTTTTAGTTTTATATTTACACCCTCATTATCCACAGATAGCTCATCTGCAGGAACCAAGCATTGAGCTAATTGTTTTTTTGCATTTCCTGCCCAAAATGGATCTGGCTTGCCGTGCAACATACTTATAACTCTAGCGCCCAATGTTTGCGCATAAAAATAATTGCCTGGCGATGACAACAGTAAATGTCTCACAATTTGCTCGTCATTGTCTCCAACTGCAATTACCCCATTTGCTTTAATTATATCGCCGTTATTATCCAACAAAATGCCTTTCATGCTAATGCTTTATATTTATATTCTCGTAATCTTCTTGATTGAATTTTTTAGGTCCAACCATTGGCGCTGGGACTGTTAAGCTACCCGTTATAGGCCCAAGGGTTTCCGAAGCTCCTTTAAACGCAGCGTTGCTATGCGTATGCCTCTTGCACCAATCTCTTAAATCGTTCAGTTTTCCAGTTAACTCTCTTATCTTAATCAATCCGTCATTTTTGCCACCATTAATGATTATATCAGTCTCCACGTCTATATCTATTCTATCAATTTCGCTGTAATTTAACACAACTAAATTTGTATAATCACCATTCATATCCATAATCAAGACATAGCTGTCAATTTTTGGTGTTATTAGCATCTTACTATTCTTGCCATTAATAACTGCACGCAAACGAACATCAGTAAGCAGGGCGCCGTCATATTCAATATCACAGGTCTCGCCGCTAACACTCTTTACTTTTGCGGTAAAAACCTTTGCGGCGGAGCCATCGTTCGCTATATTTTTTATACTTTTTTTTATTTTGCTTAATTCATTCATTTTTTATATATTTGTTTAAAATATCATTTTATGAAAAAAGTTTTTTCAGTTCTTCTTTTTGCTTTTACAGCTATTTGCGTGCAAGCACAAGCAGAAATCAACGGATGCGACATTGTAGTTGTTTACGGCAATGAAACTTCATATTTTGAAGCATACGGTAATGTTTTTGTTGTTACGAATCCTAAGGAACACGCAGACCTTGATGTAAAGATTGTAGATTCTCCCCGGTTTGCCACATATAAAGTTTTTACAACTACTGATACTCCTAAAAAATGCGGAGAGTGGCGTTTTGTTAGCGACCGTAGCCAAGCCAAATTTACCATCCGTTATGTCAAAGAACTTGAAGAATGCAGCATTTATTTTACAAAAAACCGCAGCGAAGCAGGGTGGTTTTAACCTAACCTTCTTCCAAGCGCAATCTTCCTTTTAGCACCGCTTTGCCCAAATTCAATTTCAACACCTGTTACATAATACTTGCCTTCAGGTTTATCAATGTCTCGCAAGCGAACACTGTCACCAGCTCTCACTATCGGAATTAACCAACCTGTAAAACTACCCTCAAAGCCGCTATAATTCCATAAGTTATATTCATTCTCCGCAGCACGCTTCATATCTGCCTCGCTCCCGCTACTCACATATTTTGTTACCTTCTGTCCACCTTTTACCCCGTATGTTTGTTTTTTCTGCTTCCCGTCTTTCTGCTTAAATATTACTTCTATCTGAATCTTCTTATCCCTCTCATCTTTCCATTTTAGTTCGTTTTTCTGAACATTAATTCTAGTGTCAAAAATCACAGCTTTTTTTTGGACATTATCGGCATACACCGGGCGAATATGCAAAACTTTATTATCAAACCAAATGTTTGCTTTCGTTTCCTCTTGTATTTTCTTGACTACATCTAATGCCGTTGATTTGAATATGACGAATTTATCAAAACTAAACTCGTAGTCGCTCTCAACAGTTATCTCCTCATCTACTTGCTTTAAAACATCTGTGAGTAACGTTTTCAGACTAACCGCCTTGTATTCTTTATCTGCAATAGTTTTTTCTAACAAAAACAAAGCATCTTCACATTCTAGCTTTAAAGAATTGTTGTCCCTGGAAATGCGTTTTAAATAACCATTAAATTCTGTTTCATTATTATTGTCATAACCAAGTTTTATAATTACAGGATCACCAACGGTAATTTTATCTTCGATTTTATTCCACGTGTTAAGATATTGTCCAGGCAGCTCTATTTCTGCTGTATCCGACAAATTAAGCACAGATGTTATTATCTTCAGTCCCTTCAACGTCTGAAGTCTATACTTTCCAATAGTTATATGCCATGTTAATAAATACATTATTCTTCTATTAATAAGTTATAGTCGTAGTCGCTAAAAGCTTCTATTGAAAATTCTTGGCGATTAGAATATGTTTCTTGGTTCACTGTGTAACTTTGCACAATTATACCCAAACTGCCACCATCTAAATCAAACTGCTTTAAGAACTCGCTCACAATATCTAATCTGTTTGGCTCGTCCAATAATTTTCTCAATCTCTGCACCCCCAAATATGGATAGACATCATTATATCTCATAGAGCCTTCGTCGTAAGAACCATCATCCATTGTGCTTACAATAGCCACATTAATTGACAGCTTCAGGTCTCCGTCAGTAATCATTTCCTTTACAGTTCCTTTGCCATTCAAAACAGGAGTTGCAACTATATTTCTATCTTTACTAATACTCACAATTGCTTCAGGTAAATAAATTGTATCTGTTTGACCTTTTATTGTGATTGGTACTAAAAAATCTTTCCCATACAAATCTATGCCAGACACCAATGGATAAGGATTGTTCGTATTGTTTTCAGCATAAAGTTGAGCGTTATTTATATTATCCGTTCTGTTTGGAGCCAAATTAGATGGCTGCAATCTTGAGACAAGATGCTTTTTTCCAACTGCTTCAGTTGCTGCTATTAATGGTATTTTTAATATATCCCTATTCATTATGCTGCTGTTTCTGCCATTCCTAAAATTCTTGCCAACATTTCTCTCAAATTAGCCTCAACGTCGGCTGCATTTTCTTTTAAATTCCCATTAAAATTCATGGTTTCCACCATGCTTCTAAGCGTGATATTTATCTGCTGAGCCTTACCCGCACTCACACCTGCCGAATTACCCATGCTGCCACCATACAAATCATTATTTGCAATCAATGTGCTACCGCCTGCATTCTTTTTGCGCTGATAATCTCTATATGCATTCTTAACCTCATCTATAGTTATAACTCTGTTTCCTGGATCTTGCCCTTTGCTTTTTAGATATTGCCTGTATCGCTCTATAATCTCAGCTTCAGTTAGCTTTGAACCACCTTCTCCTGCTTCTCTATATGCTTCACCTACATCTTGATATTCACTAGATTTAAAAAGACCTGCTATTTTATCAACAATTCGACCTATTGACTTGTCGTATATTTCTTTTATTCTTCCAAAAATCTTATATACAAGGTCTTTCAGCCATCTAAATGCGTTAGCTATTGGTTCTATGAAATATTTTCGTATTGCGCCGGCAAATACTCCAAATTTTTCCGAAATCCAATTTACTGCCTTTGAAACGGCTCCCACAATTGTTGACCATATATTACTAAAAAAATCAACTATTGGTGTAATAAATCTCACAATGCCATCATACATCCATTTCACAGAATAAACTATACTGTTAATAACGCCTTTCACCACCTTAAAGATGGCTGAAAAAATAATTTTAAAAAACACTCCGACATTGTGAATTATTGCTTTAATTGAAGCCCAAGTCCCTTTGACGAGATTACGAAAACCCTCGCTTTTGTTCCACAGGGTTCTAAATACCGCAATTAACAACGCTATAATAGCCGCTATCCAACCAATTATAGGAATACTCATAATTGCCACTCCTATACCTCTACAAGCGCTTGTAGCAGTTACGCGTAGAAATTGAAACATACCTCCAGCTGAAGCTATAGAATACTTTAAAACACCTAGTCTTAAAGAAGCAGTTAACACTCCAACTCTTATGCTTTTTACAAATCCACCCCAGCTCCTTGACATGCCTCTTATTAGTTTTGTAAGAATTACAAATATTGGTGCAAGTTGAGATAACGGTACTATCATTTTGCCAATTTCTGCTATATAAGCTGTTGCTCCACCTGTTGCTTCAAATAAAGACACCTTTATATCATCAACAGTATCCTGCATTTTTGCAATTTTCCCAGATGTTGTTTCGGCTGCCGTTTCTGCTCCTTTATAAAACCTGCCTCCCTCTTCTGTTGCCCACTCTAATGCTTGAGATAACATGTCGGCAGATATAGCTCCTTTACTCATCTCATCCTTTAAAACAGCCATACTTTTGCCTGTTTTTTGACTTATTACCTCTAGAGGGTTAAACCCCGCGTTAATCATTTGCAGCAAATCCTGCCCCATTAACTTACCCGTGCTTGTTGCTTGACTAAATGCTAATGATAATGATGCCATTTTTTGCGAATCACCAAGAGCTATATCGCCTATATTCTTTAGTTTTTCAAATGCAAAATTAGATTCTAAGCCAAAAGACATCATTGTTTTTTGAGCCTCAACAAGTGTTGCACGCGAATAAACGGTAGCCTTGCCGTATTCTCGTATTTTTTTAACTAATTTATCTGTAGCTTCCGCATCGCCATTTAACAGTGTTCTTAAATTTGCCTGCTGTTGCTCAAAATCCAAAGAGCTACCTACTAATGACTGAAATCCTTGTGAAATCTTATCAATAGAACTTGTGATGACATCAAAGCGTAGTGCGTTTGCTCCAAGTTTTTTAAACCCTGATGTCGCATTTTCAACGCTTTTGGTTACCTTTTCCACGGAATCGTTCAAATCAACCATTCCTTTGTAAGCATTGCCATCAATATTTATTGTAAAATTTACATAATTTGCTTGCATTTTTCGATTTTTTTTATTATATTTGCATAATTAAAAATTGATTACAATGATTATTATTGCTATCATATTTTGGATTATTATTGGAGGAGCTGCTCTTGGAACAATCATTACGCTTGTAAAAGCCATTAGAGATTGGTGGCGTGGTGACAAGTTTGATGGTGGTTCTATAATGCCTTTTCATTAAAACTTGATTAAACATTCTTTTTTCCTCCAAACATAGCAACGAGCATTTCTGCTTGATTTTTCAATCTAAAACCTTCTAACCATATTGCTTGACCATAGGCTTCGGCATATTCTATTGGTTTTAAACTGCTTGGATCTATTCCCAAGTTTGCTCTGATTAAGGCATTCATCATCATAAGCTCTGCACCATGACTTTCGTCATCGTGCATGCTTATGGTGAATGCCCCTATTAGTTTTTTAGCTCAGCAGTTATACCTTCTTGCAACACATTCATCTGACCTACAGCCGCCATCAGTAGAAACGCATCGTTTTGAATTTCAATGTCGCCGCTAATCCAACAGCCTTTGAGATATTCCTGTGCGGCTAAAACCTCATCAGATTTGCTTAACTTGTTTACACGACTCAAAGTGGCAATGTCTGGTCGTTTTACTTTGCAAGAGTATTCTCGCTCGTCGTCTTTTACAATGATTTCTATTTCTTTTTTCATAATAGTTTTTTTAATTATCTACCAAAATCAATCTTACCTACAGCCAGGTCTAAGTCAATCACCTTACTTGTGTCGCCTTCAGACCATGAACGTTTGTTGTTTTTAAACTGACAGTAACGCAGTTTGTCATGAACAACTATTCCACCCTCGTCTGGGATGTAAGAAACAATTATTTCAAAGGTGCCCAAATCCTGTAGGCGACCGTTTGTTGTTTTGCGAACCAATGCGTTTACTTCAGACACGTACAGCGAGATTTTGCCTGTAGATGTTATTCTGCCTTTGCTTCGACTCACAGGATAACGACCAGCTCCGTAATTGTCAGTTACTTCCTGCTCATCGCCATATTCAATGCCTGTTATGCCTGTTACTGGTACGCCGCCTATAACACAAACGATGTCTGCCCAGCTATATTCAATGCCATTTATCAATGGTATGCCATTCATTTTTTACTCTCCTATAATTTAGTTGTATAACCAATTTTGATTCTCATTCTACGTATTACGCCTCTAGCCACTTGTTTTATAACAACCTCAAGCTCTGATGTTGCTAATACGTTTTGGTCAGGATCTATAGTTACCGAATAACCACTTAACTCTCCCGCCTTCTCCATGTCTTCCAAGGCTCTACCGGCAATAGTCTCTAGAAAAGCTACTATTGAAGGATCTGCCTTGCCCGAATTGGCATCAATTAGCAAGGGCGAGTTAAGATACGGCAATAGATTCTTTCTAATCTCACGACAGGCTTTATCAATCGTTTGAACATTCTCTATATAAGCATAGTCAGATGTCTCAAGGTCAAGAGTGTGGCTATCGTTAAAGTAGTTATTATCATCACCAACGTGTCTCAAAACAAATATATATCTGTTTTCGTTTATCAAATCCAGCACTTGCCGAGAAACTGACGATAACAACTCGCCACTAACAAATCCTGGCTCTTTTAGTGAAAGCGGGAATTTCTGAACCCATGCAATACACTCATTCACGGCAGCTTTACTCATTGCTCCTAAACATGCGCCCATGCAGCCACAATAAGCATATTGTCCAAGACTTTGTATTAACTCAGGATCCAAATCACAGCTTATCAAATAACTAATGTTGCATCCTCCTTCAAATTTATTTGTAACTGAGGCAAAATGCTGAGTTGTCATGTCGTGAATAGGTGTAATTGTAGGAGTGTATTTGTAGCCTCCCACGGTATCGCTCTTAGTGAAAGAAACAAGATTGCCTGATGTTGTTACCATGAGACTTAGAGGTTTATGCTCTCTCTCTAATTCTAATGCCGTTAATTGAAGTGGAGTGAAAATGCTGCCACTCATGTCTTTCGCCAAGATCCCTAATCTTCTAATTGAGCCGTTTGCGTAGTCAGCCAAAGCTTTCAACTCATCTCCGCTGAAAGCCAGTCGCATATTGCTTATATACAAGTACAATGTCCCTTTTGGGCTCATGCGAAAAAACTCGGACACATGGTAACAAATAGTATTAACCGCTGCTCGCTTTTCATACTCTTCAACCGAGGAAACATTAATAACATCTTCTGGCAACATGCTTCGTTCTACAAAGCCATAATCTGCCAATTGCTCTGGATATCTAATCTTAGCTGCATACAAATTTTCTCCAATTACATCAAATTGAGATTTATTATAAATATGTAAGAAATCCTCATTTGCCATCTCTGGCAAAACCAAGCACAACCCACTAATTGGATCTTCGCTGGCGGCGGTTCTACCCATGCCGCCGTTTGTTTTTTCAAAATTTATATCGTTTAAAGGTACCATTATTTTTTGTTTTTGTTTTTACAATAATCATTTGCTTGCACTTGTGTTTTAAATGCTAATCCATCATCTGTGATGTATTTACCATTCTTGTAGCTGTAGCCAATTTTTTTTGCTGGTTCAGTAGTTTTTTCCGGTTCAGCAGCTTTTTCTGGCTCTTTTTTCACTACTTTTTTTTCTTCTTTCTTTTCTTCGTCTTTCATAACTTTTTTATTTTTTATTTAAAATAAATTGCAAAGCGAGCAATACCAAAGCAATCACGCCAATTAACATTAATCCTTTTTGCCAAAACTTAAGAACGTTCACTTTTTTTTCTGTTTTTATTATAATTGGTATTTCCTTATAACTATTAGTATCCCTAATGACTTTAAATACGGTATCAGGATTATTTTTAAATTTAATTTCAACGGCATTATTATTTGATTTTAATTCTGTTGAAACATTAGCTGTTTTTTGCTCGCTATATTCGGTTAACAAAACCCTACCTAAAGAATCGCACGAAAACAACATACTGACAACAGCACTGTCTACAGGGATAGAAATAGGGACAAGGCGTTCTGTTATAACTGTTTCCGCTTTAACAGGCACCTCCTTAATGTTTTTGCATGAGACTGCGCTAAAAACTAATATTATTATCAGTAAGAAGTTTTTCATATCTCATTATCGTTTTTTCAAGCTTTACAACTCTTTTTTGATTATTCTTTAGTTCTTCTATTTCTGTTTTCAACTCACTGACTTGTATAGTCAACTCATCTATCTTCTGCATATCTTCGGCATGCTCCTCTAGAAGTTTTTCAATTCTATCTTCGAGGCTGTTTACGATTTTATTAAAAGTATCTGTTGCCGCGTCTATCTCTTCAATTCTTTGTTTTTTTCTTCCAAAAAACCAACCCGAGAAGCTCCCTGCTAATGCAGTTCCTATAGATATTAATATGGTGTATATTACATTATCCATTATCTGAATTCTTTTTTAACATCAAAACAAGGACAGGCTTTCGCCGCAAATTCATTATGTCCGTGGACTGTCGCTTGCGGGTACTTCTTCTTTAAATCAGCAATAAGTTTTTTCAAGGCATCAATCTGAGCAGGAGTGCGAGTATCTTTCGGGTTCATAGATTTATCAACCCCGCCGACGTAGCATATGCCTATTGAATTTGTATTCTGCCCCATTGTGTGAGCGCCAATTTGGCTTTCATCACGCCCCTGCCAGATTTCGCCATTGAGACTTATAAGATAATGGTAACCTATACCTGTCCAACCACGACTCTTATGGTAGCGGTCAACGTCTGCGACGGTTACATATCTGCCTTCAGGTGTGGCAGTGCAGTGAATTATTATCTTATCTATACGTCTCATCTTTATTTGCCTTTCTGTTTATGGTTTTTATCCAAGTTGAGTTAGTTCAATGGTGATAGTATCTGACGACACATTGTCTTTTAGAACTAATTGCCCGGTACGAGATTCACCTGTTGAGTTTTCAGCAGCGGTTACCGTTACAGTTTTTCCTGATTTTACTTTTGTAAACCCTTCTCCGCTAACTGTTGCTGTATAAAGGTTAGTACATGTTACCGTAACCACCTTACTTTCGCCAGCTGCTGCAAATTCTAAACTTTCAACATCTGCTGAAATTGTTGGAGTAGGATCAGTAGTAGGATTTTCCGATCCTTGCGTCGATACAATTGCCCCAATACATTCTGACTTCATTGGCAAACAGATTGAATAGGTGCGGAAATTTATCAAATTCTGCTGATTTAGTGGATCACTTTTTGCCTCACTCAAATATGTTTTTGTGGTACCATTTGCTTTCATCATTCGTGGTGCATAAAACGCCACAGATGCTTGATAACAACCAGTGATTTCTCCACCATACGCTACTTTTACCAAATTGCTGTTATAATACGGATTGTCTTGATATTCGTAAACTTCAAAGCCATACATATTGGCAATCTTACCTGTTGTATAGTTATAGTATTGGTCTGCAAATTTTTGATCGCTTTCTAACAGGTCATTAACGTGGTCGTTGCATAGAACCAGCATTCTTCCTGCCGTCGGAACTTTCATTGCGTCGAAACGTTTTTTCAATTGAATAATATCTTCACGAGTTATTTTTTTGCGACCATCTGAGCCTGCAAACCCAGATGTTACAATTACAGGTGTTGCTGCTGTATTTGCATTTGGAGCTATTGCATGAATAGCCTTGCTGTACTTAGCAGCATCTAAAGCTTCTCTGTGTCGTTCAATAACGCTTGCCATCTTGTCATAGCTCAAAGCTTTAACCTCATCATCTGTTATTGCAGTAGCTTTTGTTTGATACTTGTCTAATTGAATAGCTTTGTCGGCATCTTGTAATGTTTCTATTCCTAACGGATAACTTGTATTATTAATCAAAACGGTTGGATCTACACCGATATGAACCAAATGTATAACGTCATTCTCAGCGTACTGGTCAAATGATTTAATCGCATTGTACCAACCTAAACTTTCGGCAGTATTCCTTAAAGCTTTAACCATGTAGCCTGTCCAAGCCTCTGTGTATAAGCCAGCGCCTAATGCTCCTGCTGGAATAGCAGTTCCGACCACCGTGGCTACACCGTTCATTGATAATGCACCATAAATAGGTGCTACACCTACAGCGGCAGCCAAAGTGCCTCCTACAAGGCTATTTAAGATTACTGCCATCACAATCATTGTTAATTTAAAAATTGATTTCATTGTTTTTTGTTTTTTATTAATTATTAGTTGATTTCTGGTTTAAAGCCAAATTCAGCTTCATAAAGAGCTTCGTAGGTCTTCATGTCGTTATCCCTTAACGACAATAGCTCCTGCTCGCTCATTTCGCTGTATTTTTTGCTTGGTTTTTGGTTTACCCCACCTGTAATGATGTCATTAGGTTTTAAACCTGCGCTCATACAAGAGAGAGTGGTTTTCAATTCTTCAACACCTATTTTATTACCAAGAGCAACAAAATGAGATTTTTTGTCTGCGGTGATTTTCTTTTCGCTCACAGCATTGTCAACCAACGTTTCTATAGCTTTTTCGCTGGCTTCTTTCTTTTCTTTCTCAAGCTCTGCCACACGAGCAGTTAGCTTTTCAATTGTTTCTGCCTGCTCTTTTGCTTTTCCATCAGATTTTAGTTCCTCAATTCTTGAGGTTATATCCTGTTCGCTAGCGTTTTCGGCAAGCCCAAGTGATAATGCGATTTTTTTCATTTCTTTGATTTTTTGATTTTTGTTTGTGTTGTTTATAAAGCCGACAGAACACTCGCCTGTCGCTGATAATTCTACATTGCCGTTTTCATCAAAAAGCCTAACAGCATTGCTATTGCTACCAATATCTGTAATACTTGCTTCTTTTAGCTTGCTTTTTGTGATTGTCTTTCGAGTTTGTCCCGGAAGTATATGTTCTGGTCGGTCGCTCTCTTCATCTTTCGATATACCGATGCTAGCCATATTTATAATGCCTTTTTCTACCTTTTTTGCAATTTTTGCCGCGAACTCATCTTCCATGTCAAAGTCAGCATCAGCCAGCAGTTTCTTGTCTTCAACTCTTATATTTACCCATTTCCCAATAGGTAGTACCACGTTTTCACTATCTTTCTGGCTGCGAATATGATTCCAAAACATTATAGGATTGCGCTTAAAATCAGTTAAGTCTATTCCGTCTGTTAGAACTCGAAAGCCGTAACTATTGATACTTTCATCACTGAGGACAAAACTTTTCATTTGCATGTTAATTTTTAGCAAAAATATTACGTGAAAATCATACCTTTTTAATTTATATACATTCTGTAATCAACTGTGTAAAAGATGTTTATGCTTACAAAAAAAACAAGGTCTATGGGATAAATTTGCATGATTATACGAAGTCATGACAAAAAAAAGGGAACTAAAGGAGAAAAAGGAATTAGCAAGCCTATACTATTTTAACGGCGAGAGTCAAAAGACTATCGCAGAGAAGATAGGCGTAAGCACTGTAACTATATCTAAATGGGTTAGGGAGAACGGCTGGGACAGCAAGCGAGCCGCTAAAACTATTACGCGAAAAGAGTTGGTAGCAAAAATGCTCAACCAAATTAACGAGAAGCTCGAATCTAAAGAGTGGACAGCAGACGAGATGGCGAAAGCCACGGCGGCCATTGAAAAGCTAGACAAACAAACAAATGTTGTTACCGTAATCGAAGTTTTTTCGGCTTATAACAACTGGTTAGTTGCTCGCATGGCTCTTGATCCCGAACTTACACCAGAGCTTGTAAAAGTGATGAACAGGTACCAGGACATATTTATAGGCGAGCAGCTAAGCACAACAAAAATAATAGAGTAAAAATATGGCAGTAGTTGGACAAAATGATGCAATAAAGCGTTGGCGAAGACTTTGTGATACTATTCAAAATATGTCAACGGTTAATCTTGGCGAAGATAAAGCTACTCAGCTGGCTCGAATTGAGCGCGTTCGCAGAGATTATGCTTATTTTGTAGAGTACTATTTCCCACATTACTGTACAGATAAAGACACAGGCAAAATAATCCCTTCAGCTAAATTTCACATAAAAGCTGCAAACGAGATTAAAGCTAACCGCACTTTAAAAGCCGTTTACAAATGGGCAAGAGGTCATGCAAAAAGCACTCACATGGATATAATGATTCCAATGTGGCTCAAATGTCAAAAAAAGAGAGACATTAACACAATGGTTCTTGTTGGCAAAAGCGAGAACAATGCAAAGAAACTTCTTGGCGACCTTCAGGCGGAGCTTCAGTATAATAAAAGATATATCAGAGATTTTGGTAAGCAATACAATGCTGGCAGATGGACCGAGGGCGAATTTGTTACATCTGACGGTTGCTCATTCACTGCACTTGGTAGAGGTCAATCTCCACGTGGACTTCGTGAGCGTGAGAACCGACCAGACTACATTGTTATTGACGACTTAGATGATGATGAGTTATGCGAGAATGAAAGCCGCGTGCGTAAGCTCACGGATTGGGTGAAAGAAGCATTGTTTGGTTGTTTTGGTGCCGCAGGTGGAAGATTTATAATGGTTGGCAATCTTATCTCTAAAAACAGTGTACTGGCTAATATTTGCAAAATAAGAAACGTAAAAGTCTCTCAGGTTGATGTAGTTGACAAGAATGGCAATCCTTCATGGAAAGAATTGTGGACTAAGGAGAGAATTGAGGAGAAACGACTATTCCAAGGCTATCGCTCTTTTCAAAAGGAATACATGAATAATCCTATTACTGAAGGAGCAGTTTTCAAACACAACTGGATTAAATGGAAAAAACCTTTGCCGCTGCACAAATACGACCAAATTGTAGCGTATTGTGATCCCAGCTTTAAGAGCTCGTCAAAAAATGACTACAAGGCTATTAAGGTTTGGGGTAAAACGGGCAGCGAATTACACCACCTAAAAGCATTTGTAAGACAGTGCAGCATTGCAGAGATGGTTAAGTGGTTTTACGACCTGCACGAATCTATGCCGGAGAAAGTTATTTGCGATTATTACATAGAAGCAAACTTTCTACAAGACATTATTCTTGACGAATTTACCATTGAGGGTAAAAACAGAGGTTATCAGCTGCCAATTAGAGGCGACCATCGTAAAAAACCTGATAAATTCCAACGTATTGAAGCTATATCACCTCTTTGGGAGCGTGGCTTTGTTTATTACAATATCGACCTGCAGTATGATCCTGACATGCTGGCTGGGCTCGAACAAACGCTAGCATTTGAAAAAGGAACACGCACTCACGACGATGCTCCTGATGCTGACGAGGGTGCGATTTATATACTACAAAAAAGAACCAGGATAGAGAGTTTTGAACCTCGTGTTGGCTATCGTGCTAACACGTCTAAAAATATATGGTAATATGAAAAAATTTATAAAACTACTAAAAGCAAAGAGATTTCAAAGGAGACTTAAGAGAGCTATTAAAAAAGCCGACAGACTGACTGCTACAACAGGCAAAAAGTATCTTGTTTTGAATTTTGCAGGAAAACCTATTGTTAAATCAAAAGGAGAACTGAAGCAGCTTGTTAACCACAATTACTTCAAATGCGACATTCAAACGCTTACTGAAATGGCAATTTATAAAACCTTCTAATTATGTTTATTACAACAGAAGAGCTTAAAAGTGTAGCTTACAGTTATCAGCTTCAGCAGATAGTTGAAAATGACGAGACTATTATTCAAATGGCAATTGATGCTGCTATTGAAGAAGCTAGAAGCTATTTGACAGCAAGATACGACTGCAATGCTATTTTTAGTGCAACAGGCGGCGACAGAAATCCGCTAATCCTTGAGCTTTGCAAAGATATTGCCTTGTGGTACATCGTGCGGCTTTCAAATGTTGATATGCTTTATGAAAATGTGAAAGAACGCTACGATAGAGCTATTGACTACTTTAACAGAGTAGCTAAGAGCTTGATTTCACCAAATCTACCTCAAAGTACAGATGAGCATGGTAACTCTCAGTACCCAATGAGATTTGGAAGCATGGACAAACAAAAATATGATTACTAATGGCAACAACAACAAAAAATATATCAAAGACTAAATTAAAATCAATTTTAATTGAATTGAAGAATAATGCCGAAAATCTTACAAAAAAAGATATAGGTATGTGGCGAGATGCGTGGCAAATTGCATTGAACCCGGAAAACCCTTCAAGACTACATTTGTATCGCATTTATCGTGATGTAATGGTTGACAACCATCTTACAGGCTGTATAACTCAGCGTAAAGGCTTTGTGAAAAAGAAATCTTTTAAAATCGTTGACAAAACAGGTAAGGAAAAACCAGAGCTTTCAGAACTGTTTGAAGTTGGCTGGTTTAAGAATTTTTGCGACTTGGCTCTTGACAGCCTGTATTACGGGCATTCTTTGATACAATTTAATGATTTAACGCAAAAAAATGGCTTGATGTATTTTGAAAGCACAGAACTCGTGCCACGCGAAAATGTTTTCCCTGAATTTGGAGTATTCGTTAGAGAAGCCGGTGATGAACCCACAAGAGGTTTTTCATACAAAGAAGGTGTGTTTGCTCAAAGCTGCATAGAAGTTGGCAATCCAAAAGACTTGGGTATTTTGCTAAAAATAACGCCACAGAGCCTTTCAAAAAAGAATATGATGGCTTACTGGGATATGTTCGGAGAAATCTTTGGTATGCCCATTAGAATTGGAAAAACAAGCAGCCGAGATCCGAAAGAGATAGATAGAACGGAGAAGTTTTTAAAAGAAATGGGTGCAACCTCATGGGCGCTATTTCCTGAAGGAACGGAGTTAGAGATAAAAGAGACTTCTCGTGGAGATGCTTTCAATGTTTACGACAGACGAATAGAACTCTGCAACAAAGAGATTTCTAAAGCTATTCTCGGTCAAACTATGACCATTGATGACGGCAGTTCTCTTTCTCAATCTAAAGTGCATTTGGATATTTTTAACAACATAATTGAAGCTGATGCGGACATGCTGCGCGATGTTATAAATTGGAAATTACTCCCATTTATGTTAACACACGGATTTCCTGTGGCTGACTGCCGCTTTGAATGGAACGACAGTGTTGATTATACACCAGAGCAGCTAATTCAGATAGAACAAATGCTTTTAGCAAATTACGATATTGAGGCTAAATACTTTGAGGAAAAATACAATATCAAGATTTTGGGCAAAAAAGAGTTCTCGGCACCAATGCTAAAAAGCAAAAACGATTTTTTCGTATAAGGGCTGAAGAATCAGCCCTACTAAACCAGCTCAACAAGCTTTATTTTAACGACGATGAATTGCTGTTGCACCAATGTTTAAATCTGTTTGAAAAAAGCGGACTAATCACATACAGTCTTGCCGACAACTCAAGAGAAGATAGAATTATTGGAGAGATTACAAACAGCAACAACAGCATTAATCCTACAATTTATGAAAGCTATTCTAGCAATTTCCGCAAAGCTGTAGATTCCGTTTTCAAAGACGGCGAAAATGAATTGTCTGATAAACTAAAGGCTAATGTAAGTCGGTTTGCTGCTTACAAATCTATGCACGCCACTAGGCAGATACGCAGTACCATTACCGATACAGGCAGTATTAATGATGCCAAAAAGATTTTACACAAATTCAATAGATGGCAAGCAGCGGAATATAACACAACAGTTGCAAGAAGCCGAACGGCTAAACAATGGCAGGAATTTGCAAGTGAAGAAAATCTTGTATTATTCCCAAATTTGCGATGGATACCGTCTAGAAGTGCTACGCCACGAGAAGAGCATGTTGTTTTTTGGAATAAAGTTTGGGCAAAAACAGATCCTTTCTGGACGCAGAACCAGCCGGGCAGCCTGTGGAACTGTGGCTGCGACTGGGAAGAAACAGACGCACCTGTTAGCGGCATGAGTTATCATAAAAGCCTTTCTGCAAAAGGACTGGAAGGCAACCCTGCTATTACAGGTGAGATTTTTACAGACAACAGTAGTTATGTGAAGCTGGCGGAAGAAGGAGCCGAAACAGATGTGCTAAGAATCGTAAGAAAAGATAATCTTGAGTGGGCAAAAAACAACTTAAAAGTTGTTAAACATCCAGAAATAGCTGCAGATATTAATTTTTCAACGAGAACTATCAAAGAATACCTAAATCAGCCGCATGATGATTATTATTTGAAAAACGAAATGATTAGAAGAATGAATGCAATTCTTACAAATGCAGAATATATGGGAACTACCGAAAAAGATGGCAGAATATCAGAAATATTTAAAACAACTATTAATGGGAAAATCAATTACTTAATTGCAAACTGGCACAGGGATAAAAAACTATGGTTCCACTCAGTAACCAATAGCAATAAAGTTTTAAAGAATATAAAAAAATAACTGCTTATTTATCGTACGCGGAACTACAGTCCGCGCGGTCAAAATAAACAGTTATTTAGGACTACAAAGATACAACATTTTTTTACAAAAACCAAATAAAAATGAAAAAAACTTCAATTTTACCTGAAAAGTTACAAACAAAAATGAAAGAAACAGAAAAAAACAACGCTTGCACTTTACAAGACGTGGTGTTAAAAAAAGAAAACATCTCAAAAAAAGAATTAATGAGATGTTTAGAAAACGAGCTACCAGAACTTAGCGAAAACCAAAAATTTGCAAAAGTATGTGTCTTCGCCATTGGTTCTGATACCTCAGAAAAATCAGACGAGGCTAAAACTTTTCAAGTTCGCCTAGAAAACTCTCTGGCAAATCTAATTCGGGATTGCGAGAAAGTAGCTCGCTTATAACCTCCTTTAGACTTGATTTGTAATTGTTTAAAAACTCGTCTTGTTTTTCAGCAGATACAAGCATTCGCTTGATTGCTCTTGCTAATGCAAATGCCTGAATCGACATTTCAAAATTTTGATAAATTAAGTCATCTTTATTCATATTGTTAAATTTTAAATTTTACCAACAAAAATAACAAAAGCAATGAAACCCGACCAATTCAAAAAGTATTTTGCAGATTTAAAAATTAAGCTCAATCAGGCTTTGAAATATGATATTCCAAAGAAAATCGGCAACAACGCTGTGAGCTTATTTAAAAACAATTTTCAAAAAGAGAGCTTTTTTGGCAAGAAGTGGGACGAGGTTTTGCGCAGAAAATCTCGCACAGTTAGCTATAAGACTAAGAGCGGCAAGAGCAAAGAGAAAAAAGCCACGTTTGGCAAAGGTGCTTACAGCAAAAGAAAGATACTTACAGGAGCAACCAAGCAACTTGGGCGGTCTATTCGCTACAAAGCTGATGAGAGAAAGGTTGTTATTTATTCAGATTTAGAATACTCAAAAATTCACAATGAGGGCGGGAAGATAACTGTTACCAAAAAAATGAAAAAGTATTTTTGGGCAATGTACATGAATACCAACGACGAGCAATACAAGATGCTGGCGTTGATGAAAGAAGGCAAGGTAATTAAAATGCCAAAACGCCAATTTATAGGCAGCCACAGAGTTGTTGACGATATGGTAAAAAAAACAATAGAAGAGAGCATTAATAACATTTTTAAAAAATAAATACTATGAAACAGATTTTTTTAGAAATTCAAAGCAGATTACAACAGAAGGTTCCGGACCTAAAATATATTGATAAAAACTGGGAGCAATTAAATTATGATCCAGCGCCAGTTCAATTCCCTTGCGTTTTGATTGATGTAAACAACGTTTCATACACACAAATGGCGAGAGGAAACCAAAAAGCTGAAGCTGAGATAAGTATTATTCTTGCACACCTTAATCTTATACGTTCTTCAGGGCAGGCTCCCAATAAGACTAACGCATATAAGGCGATAGAACTGCTAGAAGAAATACACCAGGCGTTGCAGTCATTTTCAAATCAAAACCAATTCGCACCGCTGATGAGAATAAGGTTAGCAAAAATTATGGCTGATAAAGATTTTGAAGTTTACGAAATGACGTATAAAACTGAGTTCACGTCTTACAAGAATGAGCCAGAAAAAACACCTGTTATGGTGGAACCTGTTATTCAAAAATAGACAGTTGTTTTTTATTTTCTTTGTCCTCAAGGCGTTTGCGTTCTTCTTCGAGTGCAGTGTGTAAGCCAGTCATGTTTATAACCTCTATAAAACGCTTGTAGGTCATGGGGTAAATTGGGTTTACATACTTTCGCCAAACGCCTGAATACGTGCTAAT